GTAAGTTGCCTGAGATCCCTGAGCTGTTCGTTAGTGAGACTACTATCGTTGTCAAAGACAGTAAGGAAGGTTGGGCTAAAGCTCTTCGTCAAGTTCTTGCTCTCCTCTGGGCTGGTGAAATCCCTCAGTGGGATATTGGTTTGGTACGTCCTGCAGGTGCAAAGCTTAAGACCTTTGGTGGTCGAGCATCAGGTCCAGCACCTCTTGTTGAGTTGTTCAACTTTGTTATTACTACCTTCAAGAATGCACAAGGACGTAAGCTATCTAGCATTGAGTGTCACGACATCATGTGTAAGATCGGTGAGGTAGTTGTCGTAGGTGGTGTACGTAGGTCAGCTATGATTAGTTTATCTAACTTGTCAGATGATCGTATGCGTCATGCTAAGTCAGGTGCATGGTGGGAGAATGACCCACAACGTGCCTTAGCTAATAACTCTGTGAGCTATACAGAGAAGCCAGATGCTGTATCCTTCATGCGTGAGTGGATGGCACTGGTAGAGTCAGGAAGTGGAGAGCGTGGTGTATTCAATCGTCAAGCAAGTAAGAAGCAAGCTGAAAAGAATGGTCGGCGTGATCCTAACTATGAGTTCGGGACTAACCCGTGTAGTGAAATCATACTTAGACCGAATCAGTTTTGCAATCTCACTGAAGTTGTGGTACGTGCGACAGACAGCATGGAAGATCTTGAGCGTAAAGTTAGACTGGCTACGATTCTGGGAACCATACAATCCACCTACACCAAGTTTCCATACTTGCGTAAGGTGTGGAACAAGAACACAGAAGAAGAGCGTCTGCTGGGTGTGTCACTTACAGGGATAATGGACAACTCTTTGATGACTATTAAGAATAAAGGCTTGGAGAAGACTCTTGAACATCTTCGTGGGGTTTGTGTTTCTACTAATGCTGAATGGGCTGACCGTCTTGGTATACCTGTTGCTGCTGCAATTACATGCGTCAAGCCTTCGGGCACGGTATCGCAATTGGTGGATAGTGCCAGTGGCATACATGCTCGCCATAGTCCCTATTATATCCGTACTGTGCGTGGTGATAATAAAGATCCCCTAACACAGTTCATGTCTGATCAAGGTATCCCTAATGAGCCTTGTGTCCTGAAGCCAGATCAAACAACAGTATTTAGTTTCCCTGTGAAGTCTCCGACTAAGGCAGTGGTTACTGAAGATATGACAGCCATTGAACAACTTGAGACTTGGCTGATGTATCAACGACATTGGTGTGAGCATAAACCCTCAGTAACAATCAATGTACGTAAGGATGAGTGGTTTGAAGTAGGTGCCTTTGTGTACAAATACTTTGACGAGATGTCAGGTGTATCCTTCTTGCCTTACAACGAGCACACTTATCAACAAGCACCTTATCAAGAAGTAGATAAGGATCAGTATAAAGACTTGCTTTCTGCTATGCCATCTGCTATTGCTTGGAGTGAGCTGGCTAACTACGAGAAGGAAGATAACACAGTCTCAATGCAGACAATGGCCTGTACAGGTGATGTCTGTGAGATGGTAGACATAACATAAGGAGATAGATATGTTTGAAGTAATGACGTTCTTAGCAGGTGCTGTGATTGTAGCAGACCTTGTTATTCCAGTGGCATTAGAAACAATTTCAGGGTTGTTCTAATGTATGTTCTAGTGCTCATAATGTTCTTTGAAGATAGGTATAAGATCCAAGGTCATGATACGTTCTTTTCAAGTCAGCTTGCTTGCCATCAGTTTGCAGCTCCACTTAAAAAAAGACTTATGGACACTAGACCTTCACCTAACTCTGATGTAAAATACTATTGTTTTGAAGTTCCAAAAGAGGTTTAAATGAAATACGACCCAGTAAACAGCCCAGCACATTACAAGTTAAGTGGTGGTATAGAGTGCATTGATTATATTAAACAGGTACTAACCCTTGATCAGTTCATAGGTTATTGCCACGGTAATATGATCAAGTACCAACACAGGTACATGTACAAGGGTAACCCTGTTCAGGATATGGAGAAAGCAGAATGGTATCTAAACAAAATGTTAGAGGCAATGGAGGAAAAGCACAAATGAGGCCATACGAAGAGGGTATAAAGGACTTTAAGGAAGGCAACTTAGGTAATCCTCACAGACTAAATACCAAGCAGAACAGGGAGTGGGAGATGGGCTTTAATAAAGCCTACTTCCGTAACCTTGAAAGGGTTAAGCTTAATGAACAAAAACAAAAAGAGTCTTGAAGAAGAGGCCAAAAGTTACAGGCAGAAAAAGATAAAGCCACCGCTTAAAAACAAAGCACTTACTTCTCGTAGGTACTTAGCTGGTCAAGCGATGGCTGCGTTGTTGTCAAGATCTCCAGGGCATGTTCACAAAGGAGATATAAAGCGTGAGTCATATGATTGGGCTGACTTCATGTTAGAGGATGATGATGAATAACAAAAGGGGGCTTCAAGTGGCCCCCTTAAGTTTATTGTATAGCTCTTAATTCAGCTGGAGTTTGTAGTCGTTTTATTAAATCCATTGTATTTAAATAATCTTCTAGTATATATAACTCTTCCCTAGTTAATTCAGATAACTTATCTTCTAGATTTAAATCCTTTAAAGCTTCTGTAACCTTACCCCTAGAATGTTTATCTGCAATCTCAAACTCTAGGTCTGTTGTATCATTAGGGCCAGATCTCTGTAAAGCTATAAGAGTCTTAGCCATTTTTCTTGTGGGAGCTACTACATATTTTTTCCATTGAGTTTTTTGTTGCTCTTGAGTGGCATTCCTAAACACATTACTCTCCATAAGTTCTGTAGCTTTAGGTTCAAGTATCTGAAAAAATACATCATGATATTCACTAACAGCTTCAGGTGCCATCTCTCTAGTTTTTACAGCAGCATTTAATTTGTATTGATCTTCTCCAATAAGATTTAATACCCTTTGAGTGTTAGTTAAATTTACTCCACGTATACCTAGTATCTTTGTAGAGGAAGGATCAGTAGGTCCAGTTGCTGTTTGTACTAGCGGTGCTTTAACTTCTCTTCCAAGAAGTAAGTCTGCGATGTTATCAACATATCTAGTTGCATCGTTAAGTATTTTTTCACCCTGATACTTATCTACAGGTCTTCCATCTCTACCTAAAGCAATTCCAGCTAACGTATTAATAGGTTCTAGCGGCCTTGTTACAGCAGCAATTGGTTGGACTATAGTTGACCCTAAAACTTTATTAAATGCCTTCCAATAATCAGCATTATCAGGGTCAGTTAAATAATAAGCAGCCTCTGTAACATCCCTTTGACTCTTATCTAAATTTCTTAGTAATCCAGACAAAAGAAAATCTTTTCTAACCCTTTCGTACAACTCTGGTGGTGGAGCTTCGCCATCCATGTAGTAAGAAGCTATCCTAGCGGTAGCTTTAAACATAGAAAAAGGAAAGTCATATTGTTGGTTAATAATCTTTCCTGTAAGTGGATCTATGCTTTGATACATATCAAGACCCTTAAGTCTGTTTTCTTTTTCTTGGCCAGCCATTGAAAATATAAGGCCAGCAGAAACAAAACCCCTAGTTAATAAAGCATCAGTTCTTTCTTCTTTAAACTTACCCATTGATTTCATAACCAAGTTTAAACCAATAGTATTTTTACCAGCAAAAGCCATTGTTGCATTAAAAAATCTTCCGAAAGGAACTAACATACCTATCCCAGGAAGATTTCTGGCATCTTCAATAACACCAGCAATTTGTCCTAAGTTAGTGCTGTCTTTATATGACTTTGAAAAAATAGCATCTAAAGTATTGTCTACTGCTTCAGCTTCAATTTGTGCATAGACATCTGAAGCTAAAAACTTTTTGATTGGTTCATCACCTATAGTTTTTGACCCATAAAAATCATTCCAACCTTTACCCGTAGTAGCTCTAAGTTTTTTATCCATTTGAAAAATAAATTCAACAGACTTTGTATAGTTATCCTGAGCTTTAACTAGAGTTAAAGTTTGAACTAAGTCAATCTTATCATCTATAGCTAAACCTAAAAGTTTTTGTTCTGGTGTAAACTTACCATCTGTTACAAGCTTAGTCGTATTTTCTACACCCCCAGGGAGCATACTATTTAATCTCTGAAGTGCTTCAGAGTTTCTAGTCAGTGCCGATTGAAATGCAAGGTAGCTCATGTCAGGGTCTAGTAAAAGTTTTGCCCTCATAACATTAGATTGAAATAGTATTGCAGCTAGATCATGAGATTTTTTACCTTGCTTAGTAGCACCTACTAGTTTAGCCATAGTACCATAGCCCATGTGAACTGCAGCCAAAGATAAATCTGTAGTAGCATTTAATGCTGTATTACCGTACCAACCAATTACGTTTAATGCACTTGTAGAAGGATTAGCTACAAGCATCCTGATCATTCTGTTTTGAGTATTTCTAATTGCATCGGTAGTGAGCCCTTCCATAACCTCTTCACCCTTAGGTTTTTTAGGTCTTTGAATCAAACCCATATCCATAGCTGAATCAATTAGGTGCTTGATCTGTAGGTCACTTGCAGAAACTTTAAGTTGTTTTGCTGACTGACCAGCAACCCCAAGTGTTCTACCTACATCAGACATCTTAGCAGCAAGAACATCTCCAATATCTTTACCCGTAATTTCAGATCGTTTTAGTACTACATCTTTTGCTATACCATCTGGACCTTCGACAGTACGAGAAACTTTTATTTTTTGCCCAAGATTTTTTTCCATAGCCCTTACAAAATCTTGAGCTTCTTTATTACTAACCTTTGCAATAATATCTGACATCCAATTAGTAAAGTTATCATCTTCAAACCTTTTAGCCCAAACAAAACCACGTTCAGCTGCAATCTGAGTCATGCCTTTAAAGACGTTTTCACCCTCTTCTGTAGCTTGACCCAGCAAAAGTGTCTGAAAAAATTCTACCCCAAAGTCATCCTTAAAGTTTGCACCACCTTTAACTTTAGTTTTCCAATCTCTACCTTTAGGTACAGTGGTATTATTAGTATAGTTTGCTATAGCCTCTGACAACTCAGAAAGAAAACCCTCTGCCTCTGGCTCAGGTAATTGTGTAGTGGGGGCAACAGTACCAGTAGAACCACGCCTGGCTATTAAACCTAACTGTACCCCACCCATAACTATACCACCAACCATAGCAATGCCTATTGCATAAGGATCATACTTTTCACGAACATTTACATCTATCAAGCCCTCTTGATAAAGCACTTCCATCCCAGTAGTTACTGCAGCGTCTACACCTGCAGCTATACCAGCTTCAGTTAAAGCTTTTTTAGTAGCTAACCTTTTTAAACCTTTTGTCCCAAGAAGTTCTGCTGAGTACTCTGCAATTCTAGTCTTAGTAGCTTTTACTACATCATCCATTGCAGCTATAAATTTACCTTTACCTACATTAGATATTTTTTTAGCGGTAGCACCTTTAGCAGCTTGAGTTTTCATTTCATTTAAAGCTATTCTTCTTGCAGCCTCTGAGCCTACACGTATTGAACCTCCCACAGCAGCCTTACCTAGAAAACCTCCAAGCAAGTTTACTGGATCTAGTAATGCAGTTCTAGTAAAGTCCATGATACCTTCAGCTTTTTCACCTACAGTAGTTTCTTTACTAAATAGTCCAGCCATATTTTCATATAGCTTATAAGCAGCAGCGGCCCTTGCACTTTTATTTTTGTCCTTTTTAATATCATTAATGTAGTCCATCTCATCTAGACCACGAACAGTATTACCCGCAGAAACACCCCTGCGATTATTTAAAAACATATCTACGACAGACTCCCTATCTTCGTCTTCTACTTTTTGAGGTCCATACCTATCTAGCATATAGCTCTCAACAATAGAATATAGGGCATCGTTTTCTGCTATGTCGTCTTGAGAATAACTACCTGCCTCTGGAAGATCAACAGTAGTTTCTACCTCAGGTTCTTCTACAAGAAACTCATCGTAAAAACTTTCGTCAATTTCTTCTTCAGATTTCTTAGGTTCTTCTACAAGAAACTCATCGTAGAAATCACTACCAATTGTATTGACCATTTAATTATTATCTTTCTCTTGTCCGTTGGCGTATGTATTCTTCTGCTGTTATACCCAAGTGACCAAACTTATCATTAAAAACCCTCAAGGCCTCTGGGTTACTTCTATTTTCTAAAAGTTTTTCAATAGCTCCTTCGGGTACAGAAGTAGGCAATGATCTGGGGACTTCAATCGGATTAACTTGTGAAGCAGCTAAAACATTTTCAATTGCAGGTATTTTATCCAGACCTTTATACGCAGGTCTTGAAGAGTAGGAATCTATAATATCTTGATTAACAATACCATAGTTGTTTAATAAATTATATTGAGCAACACTACCTTCTTCTCCACCACGACCTGCACCATTAATATCAGCTAAAATACTTGATTGTAGTGAAGCGTTACCAGAACTACCTGCTGCTGCAGCGGCTGCATGAGCTAGGTTAATCAGGTCATTTGTAATAAATCTTTTATAGACAGCATCTTGATCTTTTCCAAGTTGTCCAGTATCTACAAGAGCTGAAGAAGGTATGTTCAGTAAAACTTCTCGGCCTGGTTTTGTAGATATTGATGTAATTTCTTCAGCTAATTTTGAGTAGTTTTCAAACCAATTATCACCACCAAGATCTGCATTTAAAACAGTTTCAAGATAATCTTTTTTATCTTCTGCAGATCCAGGACCATTAATAATATTAACCGTATCACGCACATCGGCTAAATCAATTGGTTGACCAGCAGCAGATCTATTATCTAAAAAATCTTTTAAGTCTGCTGTTGCTTGAGGGTCTTTAAATACATTATTATACCAAGACAAGTCTTCCTCATCAAGTCCTGCTTTAGAAACTTCTGTTTCAAAGGCATAGGCTTTATTTACAGCTGTTACATATGCATCGCTTGTTCTATAACTAGCTTGTTTTTCTAAATTTTTTAAGTGGTATCCAAGAAGACTTGTCTTACGAGCTTCTTCTAATTCCTTTTCTTTCATAAGTTTTTCTTGAACTTTATCAATACCGCTTAAAGCTCCTGCCCAACTAAAACCCATATCTTACCTCCTTACCATCAAACCTTGTGGAGCTTCTGGAATAGGTTCTTCAGAAGCTTCCATAGGTTCTTGTTCTGTTTCTTTTATTTCCTCAGGTATTTTTTCTGAGGTTTGTCCATTTTCTTCACGTAGTTTTCTAAGCATTTCTGTAGCACGTCCACGATCTCTATTATACTTTAGTACCTTATCACGATCAGGATCATCAAAACCCTCATCAAACTCTACACCAGCCTCAAGAGCCAACCCCTTAATGTACTCGTGTAGTACTGGCGCAACAATAAGACTAACATCTATACTGTGCAACCCTTCCATAACTGCACTACGCAACACTCCCTCTACTAACGACACGAGATCTAAACCCTGCTCAAGAAAATAAAAAGCATCTTCTAAAGCTTCTGTCTTAGTAATATTTTCAATGTGTAGATCAAGAGCTTCAATAGGATCAGCTATTTCTGGCGGTCTTTCAAAAGGCATACCTTTAGGTTCTGTAGTTAGAGATTGACCTGGGATAGGTGCTGCAAATATAATACTCATTAAAGATTCTCCTGAGCTGCGTAAGTGTTATAAGCTGCCCGCCACTTTTTTAGATAACTGCCCACAGTTATATTTTGATCTGCAGCTCCACGTCTAGTGGCTTGATCAAGCGGATCTCCAGTAAACCAAACTGATACAGCATCTTCTATACTTCCATACTTATCAAAGTTTGCCATTAACTCTCCTTCGACAACCGCATCTTGAGCCTCAGGATTAGCTAAAAACTCTTCGGGTGTTAGCTCTTCTCCATAATGTTTTTTAGTCCAACCTGCTACGTTTGATGGCATAACCTGATACCTACCTAAAGCTTTTTCACCTTTGTACATACCTTTAGTAACTTTTTTTCCTACAGCTGAGTAGTCACCACTACCTTTACTTTCCACATCAGCAACAGCATTTACAGCAAAAGAAATCATACCTTCATCAAAATCTTCTACTGGGATAAGTCCAGTTGTCTCTTTACCTCTAGGTCTTGGAAGACTTTTCTCTAAATCACTTTCTTGCCTACCTATCTTAGCTATCATTTCTTCCCTAGCTGTAGAAGCATTATTACTATAGTCCCTATATTTTTTAAATCTAGATACTAATTCTGGTGCAGGATTTAATCCTGAAGTAGGGTCACCTATATCTAAAGAACTAGCTTCAGTGATCATATTTTTTCTTGCAGCTAGACCAGATTTCTGTATTTTTTCACTGGACGCAGAAGAAAAAAGTTCTGGATTGTCCATAAGTTTAGACATATCCGCATAAGATTTAGAATACATACCCATTTATTTTTTCCCGCTTAAAATATCGCCAAAATCACCAAACAAAAACCTAGTAATAAATTCTGTTTTTGCTGAGTCTTCTGCATAACTTATTTTTTGTTTTAACGCTTCTAGCGTCTGCTCACCTAAAAGAATTTGCATAGCTCTATCTTTAGCTGATTCAGTTGAAGTAAAGTTGTAACTCATTAAGTCACGTTCACGTTGCCACACAGCATCAATATTTTTTGCCGTCATAGCATTTATTGTTTGAGCAAACGCCATGTTACTTTCATTCTGTGCAGAAGTATTAATTGTAGCAAGGTTTTGTCTCCATTGAGCATTAGCTTGAGCTACAACTAAACTGTTTGTAGCGTTAAAAATATCTCGTTGTTGTTGTAAATTAGCATTAAACTCACGAATAGAATTGACAGAGTTTACATTAAATTGATTTAATGCATTAGTTTGAGATGCATTAAACTGTGAAGTTTGATTAGCAAGAGTTGCGAAGAATTGTTTAGTTTGATTTTCACTTGAGGCATTAAACTGTAGTGAAGCATTTTCAGCAGCTTGATCAGTAAATAAAGCTTGTATATTTTGCTGAGATTTAAACAGTGCAGTCTGCTGTTCATTTGCTAAGTTAGTCATATCCATCTGCAAAAAGTTCTGGGCATTTTGTACTGCAGCTTGCTGCCTGTTGTTTAGATTTTGTGTGTCGAGTTGTGATAAAGCAGCAGCTTCTGCCATAACCATAGCTTGACGATTACCTAAGTTAGCTAAGTTCATAGTGTTTACTGCACGAGAGTTCTCAAGAGCTATGTTTTGCTCTGCAGTAAAGTTCATGTTGGCGATGTCACCGATACGAGCTGAGTTCTGAACACGAGCTTGGAATGCCTGATCAAACTCTTGACCCATAAACTGAGCACGTTGTTGTGCTGCAAGCATAGCACGTTGTTGACGGTTTGACAAGTTCTGAGCTTCAAAAGATGCAACTGTTTGTGCATCAGCTTGAGCAATAGGTAAGGCAGATTCCATTGCTGCCTGTACAATAGCTTGTCCAGCAAGACTACTTGCACCTAAGCCCCTTGAAGCCATAGCAGCGGTAGCATTACGCATAGCACCAGCAGCCCATGCAGGTGTAGCACCACCCTCAAACTGTTGCATAAGGCCTTCTAGTTGACCTTGTACAGTAGCTTTGTTTGAGGGACTAGCTGTAGCAGCTTGTACTTGTTCAGTAAACTTAGCCGCTTTTTCAGCATCCGCAACACCACTAATTAATTCACCTTCCTGTATCTCACGTTGTACAGGATTAGTCATTATATTAGCAGTACCCTGAGCAGCTTCCATGCCAGATACAGACGATTCAGTTTGCTGTGCTGCTGTTACTTGAGCTTCTGCACTTACCTCACCCTGAGCTGCTTGCACTTGTTCTGTTTCTTGTTGTACAGCAGGGGTTACAGCAGCAGCACCATAGGTAGCGGCAGGAGTAGGAGCAGCAGATTGAGCTTGAGCTACTTGTTGTACTTGAGCAGCAGTAGCTGTAGGTGCAGCACCAGTAACTTGACCAGCAGTAGAGTCTATTGTTTGATCAGCAGTAGGTTGAATATAAGATACAGGTGCTTGTGTAGGCTGCATGGTTTGTTTTACAGCACCTCCAAACATAGGTACAATATCTTTAGTATAGCTAAGAGCTTCTGGAGATGCTTGTTGTTGATAACTCTCTGGTCCTCTTGCCAATGCTGCATCAATAGCTGCTTGTTCTTCTGGGGATTTTACATCCCGATTTTGTTGTCTGCCAAGAGCCTGATCGTAAGTAAAGTTATATGATGTAGGCTCTGGCGTTGACATTATTTGATTATAGTTTATACCCATATCTTTAAGTTGTTTATCTTGATATTGTGCTTGTGCAGTTGCTTCTTCTAGTGATAACCCACCTCTACTAGGTAATGCTGTTCCTGTTTGTGGCATTAACTTAACTACGCCACCTTGAGCCATACCAACCATAGCTTGTTGATATTTACCCATACGTGCAGCAGCTCCAGGATTTGCTTTCATAAAATCATTAAGTGCAGGTGTAGACTTTGGACCTTTATAACCAAGAAACTTAGTAGCTAAGTTATATTCTGCATCTAAAGTATTATTATTTTCCATTATTACTATCCATTTACTACTTCGTTAAGACCCCAGATCATCCCTGCTGTACCACCTACAAATATTATTATTCCTACTGTAAGTGACAATCCCCAGAACAATCTGTCTCTTTGCTTTGCTTGTAATTCTAACGCTTCTTTGTGTCTTTGTCTAGCTGCTGCTTGTTCTTTTACAACTAGATCCCACATCCCTGGTGGCCCATAAAGTTGACAAGCTGATCTTAGCTCATCCATGCACTCTTTATGTTTCATCTTAGCTTGGGCTATAGCAAACCCTTCTTCTTCAGAGGAGCTTAGTCTACCTAGTGGGCCTTTATGTGCACCCTTTTCAGCTAGTTGAATCTCACTATCTAACTTAGCTAACTTACCAAAGTGAGGCAGTAAGTCTGCTACATCACTACCAGCTTTAACTGCAGAACTAACTGCACCAGCTATCTTAGTAACTGCACCTGCTAAAGCTAATACTTCTATCATTATGGCAAACCTTTTTATTCATTTCTGTCTGCCATCTTTTCTACTGATGATCTTATTGCTTTTATGTTTTCGTCTATACGTGCTAGTGATACTGCTTGTTCATGTACCGAAGTTTCTATACGGGCCATGCGTTGTTGTAAGGACATGATGTCATCTCTATTATCTTCAATGTCAGACATCATCATACTCACTGTCCATACGATAGCTGCTCCCTGAACAAGTAAGCCAAAGATCAGTGTAATCGGTACAGACTTGCTTAGGTGCCAGCTATCCTCAGACATTAGCTGCAATAGCTGCATTAGCTGCAGTCATATCTTCCGTAGTCCAGAAGTCTTTAGCAACCATCAACTGTAGATGCTCTACATTGCGTGACACAGTGTCAGCCCAATCGGCATCTTCCATGTCCTCTGGTTGCCCAGCGTTTAGCAAGTCAACAGAGTGACCCATTGCTGTGTAGTGCTGTGAGATTTCTTCTGTGGTTGGTGTATCAGTCATGTCTTTCTCCTTATGCGTTTTCTAGGGCAGTAATACGTGCTGTTAATGCCGTGATTGTGGCTTGCTGTTCTTGGATTGCCTTGGTTAAAACTGCGGTAAGCTGCCCATACGCAATACCCTTTATCTCAATTCCATCAGGGTTGGTTGAAGTGTTGACAACTTCTGGAATAACAGTTTCCATCTCTTGCGCTACAAATCCTACTTCAGAGTTTCCGCCTTGTTTCATTGTGTAATCTCTTGGCTGCAATGCCAAGACGGATGCCAGCCCGTAAGATGTGTCAACTATGTTTTCTTTTAAGGATACGTCAGACGCATTAACCCATGAACCAGAACTATTTAACACACCTTCGTTACTACCGTTCCAAAAGCGCAACTCCATGTTTGAACCTGTCCCAAAACCGTAAATCCTACGATAATAAGTTTGGTCATCAGCACTACCTATAGCAATGCCATCTGAGCGAGAAACATTCAAAATCCCGCCCATATTATTTGTAGTATTTATGTATGTTCTACCGCTGCTATCTGTATGCATCCTAGGATTACCATCCCCATCCGACAGCACGATGTTGTTGCTTGAGGTGCGGATGTCTAAGCCGCCTTGGTTGCCGTGAAATGCTCCTACAATTGTATTTTTTCCTCCTGTAGTTACATAATAACCTGCATTTCTGCCTAAGTATGTGTTTTCTACTCCAGTAGAATTACTGAACCCCGCCTCAAAACCAATTGCCGTATTGTTGCTTGCGGTGGTATTTGATTGCAGAGCAGAAAGACCAACCGCCGTGTTGTTACTGCCTGTTGTGTTGCTAGGAAGAGTGGCGTAACCAAGAGCAGTGTTTTTTGCGCCAGTAGTGTTATTATAAGCCGCCTGATACCCAACCGCTGTGTTGTTACTTGCGGTGGTGTTTGCTGAAAGTGCTGCATCACCAAGGGCAGTGTTTGCAATGCCAGTGGTATTAGCATCTAGTGTGTATGCCCCCATAGCCACGTTTTCATAGCCAGTAGTGTTGGCATGTA